GGTGTGCCTGAAAGAAGATCGGGTCATCAACTACAGCAGCCACAGTACGCACATCACCGACATCGAACGAGTTGAGTGTGGGGTGCACAGCACCCTCTACCCATGTCTCATCATCATCGACGGATGACGCTCTTTTGGCTTTGGTATATACCTGCGTCGAGTGTGTAGGTATGAGCAGACCATGTGCAGCATCGTCAGCACTCGCCTGCTTTGAGAGATGTGCTTGCAGTGAGCCGACTATTTGGTGCTCGATATCCCAGTCGCTGTGCTCTCCAGTGCTCTCTGCAGTCTCTCCGGCAGACGCTTGCCTCTGCGCTGTGCCCTTCGCAGTATCCCTTCGCATGCTTTCGCCGACAGGTAGTAACGGGTCGGCACATCGGTCTGCGATATCAGTATCGAAGACAGAGAGCAGGAAGACTCTGCGCCGTCTTTGGGGGATTCCGAAGAATTGCGAGTCCAGCAAAGCGTATTCCTGTAGATGCGCCCCTGCTTCTGCCATTTGATCGATGACTGTGTGGAAATCTCGCCCAGAGTTCGAGCTGAGTGCCCCTGCCACATTTTCCCAAATAGAGATTCTTGGATACTCATTATTAGTTGCCTTTCGTAGTTCTGTGATGAGTCGTACACCCTCATGGAATAGAGATGATCTGTCGCCGTCTAGACCGGCTCGCTTTCCTGCAACCGATAAATCTTGACATGGGCTGCCCCATGCCACGACATCTATCGTCGATGTGTGACGCAGTATCTCGTCTGCTGTGAGAGTCGATATGTCACCCCACTTCGGTACATCAGGCCAATGCCTGTCTAGAACTGATCGAGCATGCTTGTCGATCTCACACTGGTACACAGTATGAAACCCTGCACGCTCTAAACCAATGTCGAAGCCACCTACCCCTGAGAATAGAGACAGCACTGTCGGTCGCCTGTCGTTCATATAACCCCTTATCTTCCCGATCTAGGCTGAGATGATAGCCATCAGATCACCCAATACGGACAATTTCATAATCACTAAACCATCAGACTCACCATCAGGCATGCAGACCATCACGAACGGTCTGACATCACCATGAGACCTAGATGCTTCACTTTGACCCTCAGCTGCTCGATATCTGGTGACGATCGGGCCGATCTGTGCACCGGCTTTGACTTCTAGCCTCAGCGAGCCACCCCACAATTCTTCGTGTCGAGTGTTAGCACCACCGATACCTAGACGCTTTCGAGCGATGCGTGCTTTGCTGTCACCCTTCGCTCGATTGCGCTTTCCTCTCGCTACTGGGTCGCCACAGCCCTTTATTCGTCGAGCACCATCACGAGCAGGTCTGCCCAGTGTTCCGAACTTTGGGCACTGATCACCGAGCGTGCACTTATCACGCCTTCCCTGACACTCGCCCTTGCGTTCGTCTGTCATCGTCTATTTCGTTTCTGTGAAGTTGCATCTAATAGGTCACATAGCATCTCATAGCCACAGATCGTCAGATCAGCCGGTGACATCATCGCCACCGCTTCGACAGCCTCATGCACTTCGATATGCAGCCGATCTCGATGTTTGAGTGCTGATATCAGCAGGGTCATCAGGGTGCGTGCACTGCGCTCATAGTCGAGTACCTGCTCTGTGATCATCGCTAGAAATGCGCCTTCGCTGTCGTTTAGAGCTATAGGGTCGGCTACAAAATCCCAGTCAGGTAGATCATCGTCTGCGATCGGCACTCTGCGCTCGCTTTCGTCGTTCGTTCCTGCGCTCATATGGTGTCAGACCACCGAACATGCCCCACTTATCGTCGGTATTTTCTAGATCGATGACCATCGCCAGACACGGTTTGCGTACAGGGCACAGAGAGCACACTGCTCGTGCCCGATGCCATGCGTCAGGCTCTCTGGCATCAGCCGGAAAGAATACGGTCACTTCTGCGTTTTTGCAGGCTGCCTGCTCAAACCACTTCATGTGATCAGGTACTCGATGTCGCTCAGTGGCAGGAAGCAATCCAGCGAAAAGAAGCACATAGCCTCATCACGCATGACGACACCTGCATGGGTAGTCGCTCTGTCATTTACTCGGCGTGTCTCGATGCGGTATCTCTCATCTCTCAGATCGAGCAGGAAGTCATCGTCTTTGCATGACACCAGTATCAGTGGCACAACCATGCGTAGACCGGCTGATGTCTGTAGTCGAGCGACCTTTACAGCACTGATCATGTAGTCATGCTGTCTGAAATAATCGATCGAGTACGACCTGCATTTGATCTCTAGCAGAGCCTTCGGTCTCCCCATGTGATACAGCGTACGGTCGTAGTGCTGATATTGGGTCGATGTTTTTATCTCCCCACGCCAGTACTCACCTAGTCGTGCACACGCTTCATCTTCGGCTAGCCGATCTCGACTGGTCTCAAATGTCGGCATGTCACGATTCCATCAGTATCTTGATGAGCGCAGACGCATCTTTGCTCGATAGCGATGTCACGCTCTCGATAGGTCGCTTTAGTGCAGTCGTGGCATACTCAGCCACATCAGTGATCATGCGCTCTTTAGATAGTTTGCCGATCAAACCGATCTGCTTCTGTGAAGCGACAGCCGACAGAGTACGCACCTGCTCACGCTGTGGCATCGGTGCACTCACAATCTCAGCCCCAAATGCTTCTGCGATCTCAGCCGGTGTGAGCGATGATGTGTCATCTGACTGTGCCACAGGTCGAGCCTTCGAGCCGACTACAGCAGGTTTAGATGGGTGCTCAGCTTTTGATCTATCCATCTGGCGGTTGAGTACCTCATTTGCTGATGCGATGTGTGGCTCATCGACCGCTAGGGCTGCCATGATCGCACGACCCCACGCAGATGTCTCAGCGTTCATCAGTTCTGAGTCTTTAGTGAAATTGGTTCGACCAAGTACCGGCTCAGCTGCAACCGCTATTGCAGGCATCGGGTCATCAGGTGTGCGATAGCACGCAGCTGTATAGACGATGAACTCTCGACCACCGATATCGACGATGCGAAACGGATTCGCAGGGTCTGCAGGTCGTAGTACCGCCTCTGGGTGCTTGGCTCGTAGTTGCCTGATGCGCTGAGCGACATCGACATAACCTTCCAGTGAATATGACATATGTGTTACTTCCCCTTTGCTTTGACAGTACGCATGACACGGACTGGGTTTCCTGTTGTTGTGTATTTGGCGATCAGATCAGGTTGCTCAGTACGCAGACCCTTTAGGTCTACAGACTCTCTGCCTGCCTGCTCTCGCCATGTGATGACGGTCTGACCATCGATCTGACCCTCATCAGCATCTAGTAGTAGGCGTGCCAGATGATCTTTGGCTGCCTGTTCGATTGTGTCTGCCTGCTTCTTTAGTGCTCGTGCATCTTCGAGATCACGCACCCAGTCGAGTGCGTCAGCCGGTAGCGAGATAGCACGACGCTCAGTACGCCACAGAGATGCGATCTGGTCGGCACTCATCTGATCGATCAGACCCTCTGGCTGTACGCCAGCATCTACAGATGCACAGAATATCTCTGCCTGCTCAGCGAGCGTTTGCATAGCCTGCTCGTTTCGTGGCACAGCCAAAGTAGTGATGCGTAGATCACGGTCGAGCACTGTCAGCCACGCTTCTGCACCAGTGACATACTGCTGAGCGTAGATTTGCCATAGATACTCAGGTGGCACATCAGAGAGACTGCTGATCGAGTACTTACGAGTCGTCTTTATCTCACCGATGATCGCAGGCACTTCATTAGCAGACACTGCATCGACATTGACTGCATCTAGCGTCACAGTCCAGCGACCAGACCTATACATGATGTCTGGTGTGACCATTTTGATGCCCAGAGTGCGTGACATGACATCGACGAGCGCACCCTCTAAATCGTTGCCTACCTGCATAGCTGCCGATGGCACGCTGATAGTCGGCTCAGTGCTCTTTCGATACCAGAGATCAGCCTGTGACATGAACGCTGATGAGTTCATGAGTGCCGGTGCTTCACTGCCACCTAGCGTGCATAGTCCATCGGTATCTCGATGCCGGATATGTAGCCAGTCAAGCGTACCGTGTGTCGGTTTTTCGATGATGATCATGTGCATTTGCCCTTCGTTTGATGTGTGCCCACATCATGCCCTATAGGTGTAGCACAGTAAGCATCAGAAGATAGGGATATGCCTAAATGGTATGACTCGACCGCCATAACGCAGGTCGAGCCATACCTATCAGGTGGGTTGGGAAGGGGAAACCGAACCGACCGACAGCTCAGAGAGTATCTGCATATGCACGACCATTGCAACGGGTACAGCCAGTATGTGATCTATCGAGTCTGTGTCAGTGATTGACTGGCAGAGCACCACATGCTTGTCTTTTGTTTCTGGCAGCAGTATGCCTACCGACTCGACGACACACGCATCGTCATCGATCTCATCGATACTCTGCCACCCAGAGCCGACACTATGAGCGTCATGCCATGTCAGGCGCACGATCTGGTACTGCATATCTACCAGCCTTCTTTCTTTCTATCCATACAGAACACTGGTGCTTGTATGGTGATGCCTTTCTGAGGTACGACGATGGCAAACGCCTGCTGTGGTTGCTCGAACGAAAAGTTGCTGACATAGGCATACTCGTCGTAGCCCTTCATGCTTCCGTTCACCACCATCGATGGCGACGGTAGATACTGATGCCAGTGGCCGAGCCACAGAGTCTGAAACGATGCGCCGGTGGCAAGATATCGCTGTGCCTTGCGTGCACGCATGCGCATGATAGGTGGGTAGATACCACCGATCGAGCCACCACCCTGCGTCTGATCGCCGTGAGTGAGCAGATGATGTGTGTCATAGATCGAGATTAGGGCATCTGTAGCCTCTGGCACTTGGAAGGTGATGCGCTTATCGCCACCAAAGTGACGCTCTAGCATCTTTGCCAGTAGCCAGTCGAAGTTGGTTCGAGCTCTCAGTTTGGCTCGTGGCTTTCGAGTCGTACGACCATGATTACCGGCTACAGCTGCGATGTGTACCTTCTTGAATTCGCCTGCCAGTAGATCGATCGCTGATGCGATCTGCTCTGCCCAGAAAAGTAGCGAGCCAAGCATCGTGTCTTCGTTGGTCTCTTTGAGTTCTTCGTGGATATCTCCAGAGAAAATGTCGCCACCAAGCATCAGTACCACACCGTCATACTTCATACCGGCTAGGTGATGTCGAGCGAGTTTGATCACATTCTGTGACCATCGTTCCATGCGCATCACAGCGATAGCTCTGTTATAGGCGTTTAGACCATCGACTTCTTCTGGTAGCACTATCTCGTCGAGATGCAGGTCTGACAGCATCAGCACCAGTGTCGCTGCACTAGGCTTTGCCTTTGCCGGTAGTTGTAGCCATTTGATCGGCTGTAACTGTGCAGTCTCTACCTGCTCGATCACATCGAGCGTTCGACGAGTTTCTTCGAGTTGTGTAGCGACTCGTGATAGCTCACCGATCGCACTGTCACGCTCACGCTTGACACGCAGTATCTCGGCTTTGAGTAGATCAGTGCCATCAGGTATGGCCGATGAGATGTCGTCGCTCAGGCTCATCTAATGCCCGTTCGATAGTTACTGATCACCGATTGTGAGAGTCCGATACCACGCTTGTGCAGTGCACGACAGATAGCTGCCTGTGGTACTGAGTGATCGTCGAGTGCTGTCTGTAGATCAGCTGCATCATCTGGTGAGAGCTCGGCGAGCACCTGCTCGATGCGTCGTTTCGGCCCAGACTTTCGTCTATTCAGATCAATTTCGTTTAGCAGATTTCCCATCGTCGTTCCCTTCTAAGTGCCAGTCGATATGTCTATCGACTTTATCACTTAGACGAACGAGTGTCTTATGTACCAGTCTGATCTGGTCTGTGACGAGCGCATGATCTTCTCGGTTCTCTTTTCTGAGACCGGCGAGCAGGGCAGCGATGATGCCACCCACTGCCGTGATGACCGCCACTATCACTGCTGTGTTATCCATTTGGCTGACTCTTTAGCTGCTGTTCGATCACCGCAAACGCTGCTTTGACCGCTGCAGGGTTATCTGCCATCGCCGGTGAGATTTCGACATGTAGCCAGTCGCCATGTGGGGCGTGCTCGACCATGTGACGCTCATATTTGACCCAACCGCCACGATCACACTTCCATGCTCGACCATGTGGCTCAGGGAAATAGTCGATAATCATTTCGAGACCCAGAGCATCTGCGTGATCTGTCAGTATTTTGCACCACTGCAGAGCTACAGCACGACTGCTCGGCTTGCCTTTGGTGTTTGATGCGTCTTTATGATCTGGCATGAAACGGTACGAGAGATCGACCGCACGACCAGTGGCATGCACACTCAGTGACTCTTTGCCACGCATGTTACGAACACCGAAATCGCCGTTGTTCCACAGCCCTTTATCTGACAGCCGGACTACCTCATTACTGAGCATCTTTAGACCAGCCCTGACCCCTTTGGCTACACCGTCTGCATTACCTGTGTATTTGCGATTTGCCATATCATGCAGCCTTCGTGCGCTTTGCTGCCTTTTTGGCTGCTGACATACCGCCAAAGGCTTCGTCGATCTCATCACGAGTGAGCGTGCCATCTACCGCTGCTTTAGCCAACTGCTCGACGACCTTTGCTACGGCAGCAAATCCAGCGAGAGCTGCCGACTGCCAGAGCGTGATATTTGCGCCAGATACCGAGTTTATGACACTAGAGCCGGTGATGATCGCCAGAGCTGATGACAGGAATAGAGCGACGATGCGCTGTGCGATTTCTTGGGCTTTTTTCATTGGTCATTATCCTTTAGTGAGATGAGTACGAGATTTATGAGCAGAGCGACGATCGCTATCTGCCAGCCTAACTTGCGAGTCGAGCCAGAGAGAGTGACGAGCACCAGACCAGTACCTGCCAAAGTCCAGATCAGACCATTGAGCTCGTCTAGCCATTTACGCATGGCGTTCACTGTACTTTCTGGCGACGCTCAGTACTACTGGTACTAGAGCCGGTCGGCATAGGTACGGCCATCGCCATAGTGACTGCAGTGACAGCGATCATCACTCGACGAGCTGCCACAGAGACCGTACTGCCCTTTGGTACATACGCAGACAGAGCAGGGTCATCGAACACATTGACTGCAGACTCGAAAGCGTCTTTGACTTCATCAGGGGCATCAGAGATCACTTCTGCTAGTACAGCGACCTGCTCAGCAGTCAGAGAGTCAAACGCTGCAGACTCGACGATCTGTGTGATCTGCTCGACTGTGACCTCATCTGGTGAAATTGTGGTCAGTTCATCGATCACTGCCACTAGCTCAGCGATCATCTGGGCTGTCACTACATCAGCAGGCTCGACAGTATCCGGCGATGCAGGCTCAGTATCTGGGGGCAGCTCGATGGTGTCTGGTGGTAGAGCGACGGTATCTACCGGCTCTGCGATGGTCTGTGGTGGCATGGCCACAGTGTCAGGCGGTGCAGGCTCAGTAGTAGGTGGGTCTGGTTCAGTATCTGGGGGCAGCATATCGATCACTGGTGGCGGTGGTGGTGCTGTCTCAGGTGGGGCAGGCTCAGTCGTGACGGTAGGCTGAGATGATGTTGTGGTGGTGTTTGATGGGGTCGCCGGTACTGTGGTTGTCGTTGCTGTGTTGGCTGATGCCTGACCAGAGTCACCGAGAGTCGTAGATGTTCCTGCTGTACTTGACGGCATTACTTCTGTGGTCGTGGTGGTTGTCGAGTCTGTAGT